TGTGTAACCAGTGTGCTTGTTGTTGTGTTAACCATCCAGCTTTATGGTAGTCGGGGAATTCAAAAGGTTTGTATTCAACCCTATCTTCAAATAGTTTGTACATATAAATTTTAATTTAATTATTGTTATTTAATTCTGATAAGCCCTTAAGTCAGTCTAAAGCTTCGTTTATTACGTTTTGCTCTCTTACTTTCTTTATCTCAGTACTTTCTAAAAATGTTTTACCTCTAGAATCGTCAGTAGACATATCGATTTGAATCGTACCGTTATTAAATAAGATATCATCGAATGTAATACCATCTTTACCGAATCTAGATTTTAGTATAGCCATGTTTGCTTTACCACTTTCTTTTTGTTCTAAGCTTTTAGCTATTGATAATATAAAGTGTCCAATTTGACCCTTCTTAATAGACCCACCAATCATTGTTGAATCTACCGTTTCAGCATTAATACTACTTCTATTACCTTGAACTGCAGTCCACCCAGCAATATCTAATTCACTTAGTAAGGTTTCAAACTGTCTCATGACATTACCTTCTCCAGACCATTCGTCTTTAAATGATTTTGTGGGTTGTACACAGTCTATATAATCTAATAGTATAATATCTGGTCTAAAACCTAAAGATATTTGCTTTTTAATATACTGCTTTATGTGTGGTATTGTAGTACCGTCACTAGGAAACTTTTTTAACTTTATTTTTCCTGGTTGAGCTTCTTTAAGTTGTGCTACTCTTAAAACTTCATCAAAGTTTTCATTTAGTTCATTAAGTGTAACTTGACCCTCCATCCAACAAGTTAGGTGTTTTCTTTGAATTACCTTTGGATTGTCTTCAAAGAATATTTGTAAAACGTTTTTACCTACGTTCTTAGCATGGTTTGCAAACTTAGTCATAATAGTTGTCTTACCAATCCCGAAAGGAGCTAAGATTACAGCTAATTCACCTTTAGATAGGCCACCATCCATATATGAGTCTAGTCCGTTAATACCTGTAGGTATTGGCTGTCTAAAGTCTGTATCTAATACACTTTCTAAGTCTTCAAACACATCAATACCATCGTCTTTAGAATCTCCCACCTCTAAAGCTTTTTTAAGGATATCCTCACATTGTGGGTAGTCATCTAAATCACCGTTTTGTATTATCTTTTCTATTTCTCTAACAGATTTTTTTAACTCTTGTTGCTTGCAAAACTTCATTGCTGTATCTTGAATAGATAAGCCATTATTTAATTCAGCTTCTTTTATCTTTTTAAACTGTTCAATATACATTTCCTTATCAATTTCGTTAGAAACTGTAGAAACTATCATGGATTCTAGATTATTTACATCTGGAATCACGCCGTACTCTTCATAGTTTTCAGATATTTTTAATGATGCTGTCCTTAATAAACTATCTTCAAAATAATTAGGTTGTAAGATATCTACTATACTTTCCCCAAACTTTCTATCAACTAATATTTGTTGGATAAGTCTATATTGAAAATCTAAACCTAAATACCCTAAATTGTCTTTATTTATTGTTGCCATTATTTAAAACTTCTCTTATTTATAAATACTAATAATTGATTGAAAAATATGAGGTGCTAACCTTTTTTTTAATAAAAAATTAAACAAAGTATTCATCTCCAACCATAACGTATTCATCTTTACTGAAGTAGTATTCTATCTCTTTAACAATTGTTGGTATAATTTCTCTAATATTTACTTCATACCTAACATCTTTTTGGAACCAATTTCCAGAAAAAGAACTTTTAGCTACAATTTTTTTATCTACTTTAATTTCAAAAGTAAAAACATCTTCATTTTCAAAAATATCTTTAATTTCGTCTTCTATTGCTACCACTCTATATGGATTGTACCCACCCCAGCAGTATCTTTTAGATTTTTTCTTTAGTAAGCTAGGTATTAACCCCATTGTCGGTGTGTGTGTACCAGTTAAAGAGTCTATTAACTCTTTCATTTCTAATGATTGTATAACATCTTTGTTATAGTTTTTAACATCAAAGAAACGTTGACATATAATTGGCTTCTTTGCATTTTCTTCTTTTTTAGTTTGCTCGTTAATATATAACGTAAATTCAAATCTAAAACGTTCCCAAGGGGTTTTGTTGTTTTTCATGTTTATTTAATTTATTACTCTATTATTCTTTTTTTCTCGTTCCATTAACTTTTTAAATGGTAGTAAGTATGTTTCATATCTAGATTGACCCAATATCTTATCTAACCCATCTTCTTTAAGCATCTTATAAGCATTCTTAATTGACCTGTCATCACTTAGTGGTGACGAAATTAGTTCATTTACTTCATTTAATGCTTTTTCGTGAATTAATGGTGACGTAAGGTCTACTAGTCTATGATTAATAGCATATAGTTGGTCACCTTGAACTCCATCTGTAATTCCGTTGATTATATTATCTAAAACCTTTAAGTTGGGTTTTTTATTCTCTATACGTTTATCTTGTAGTTCTTTAGCCCTCTTTAAAACCTCATCTAAGGTTACCTTTCTTTCTTTTAACTCAGGCATAAAGTTAAAAAGTGTGTCTTCACCTAGTCTTTTAACACCTTTAATACTATCACTGTTGTCACCGCATAAGGTTTTGATTACTGCCACATTTTCGTAATGATATCCAAACTTTTCTTTAAAGTTATTTACGTAAACATAGTCTTTAAGGTCAATCATATACATTCTAACGTTTTCATGTACCAATTGACATAAGTCTCTATCACTTGTGACTACTGTAATTTTTTCAGTATCTCTTTTGGCTTTACAATAATACGCAATAAAATCATCAGCTTCAACCTTTTCGTCAAATAATTGTCTAATGTATAATTCTTCTAAGTAATTAAATACTTCTCTTCTTTGAAATACTTCGTTTTCATCTTCTGGTTTAGTTCCATTAATGTAGTCCTTACCTCTACCGATTTTATAGTCTTTGTAAATTTCCCAACGCATTTTACCAGAAAATTCTCCATCCCAAAATACAAACACCTTATGATAAAGATTCTCATCTATTATTTTTCTTAATACGGTAATGAATTGGTATATTCCACCGATAGGTTTACCTTTTTCGTTGTATTCATTTTTAGTAGCGGAATACCCTCTTTTATAAAGAGCATTTCCGTCTACTACTAATGTACTTATTTTTATTTTTTTAGATGAACCATTCTTTGGTGGTGTCCTTCTCATTAAAACCTATTAAAAGGGTTAAACAATAAATTTAATTACTTGCTGATGTATCAGCTTCTTCTACAACCTCTTCTCTGTCAATTACAAAATCAGACGCTTCACTATTAAGTCTAGCTAGAATATAATCCTTATGCTCTTTTTTGTAATTTTCAATCTTACTAGGGTTCCAATAACCATGTGGTGTTGATGCTAGTTTACCGTGTTCTTCAACAC